ACTTGTTTATTAATTCCTGGTTGGATATTAATTTTCTGTAGCATAGTGAGTCTATCCTATGCCTTATGGTTTAGTCGGCCATGTCGCGTTATTACATTTATCAACAGTGTCTTTACCTGCTGGTAAATCTCTTAAATCTTTACGATATGTTTTCATATCATCAGATAAAGTATTATCAGACAAGGCAAGATAATCAGTTTCAGCTAATAATCTATTTCTTTTAGATCTTAGATCAGCCAAAGCTCTAGCAGGGGCAGCATCTGACCACGCTTTTTCTTCAGCATCTCTAGCTGTTTCTTCTGCAGCTGTAAACTGAACCTTGTTACCGTTTATATTATGATATCTTGGCATAGTTTTCCTCCTTTTTTGATTTATATATCATTATTATTTGATCCCGTAAAGGCAGATATCTCCAGCGTCTATGTTGCCTGAACTCATTGAAAATTGTATAGCATCTACTGCACTTGTAGTGTTTCCATATCCACCTACAAATACATTAGAACTTAAATCTGCTGCTTCTGCTGTATTTCCATTAGTTATAAAATGCTTAACAAATGTTGTTGATGATGGATTAAATAAATGTAAAGTTCCAACTGCACATTGGTCATTGTCAGAACCTACACCTGAATTAACATTTTGAAAAGCTGTGCTTTGTGCTAAATCAACATTAGCAGCATAAGTTAATGCTGGAGTTCCACCACTTTCATAATTGTAAGCAGTAAAATATGTAGTTGTTTTTGTTACATTGTAATTAGAACCACTATCTATACTCATATTAAATTGAAAACTTGCACCATCAGTTGCTGGGTGAATATCTTTCCATGTAAATAAGTATTCCTTGTAAGTATTATCCAAGACAACTGAACTTGCACCATCAACAAAAGATAAAGTTGCAGAACTAGAAGCTGTTAGTTTCTTAATAAAAGTCAAAGAGCCTCCACCTACAGAACCAAAGGTTGAGACATTCCGAACTCCACGATTATTCAGTTTTATAAGTGCCATTATGAATCCTTAATTCCATAGAGTTTGATTGTGCCAGAATCTATGTTGCCAGATGAAAATAAAAACCTAACTCCTGTTACTGCTGATGTAGTATTTCCATATCCAGCACAAAAAACATTTTGAGTAAAATCGTTTTGATGTGATTGAGAACTATTAGATAAAAAATGTTTAACAAAAGTAGTAGAAGATGGATTAAATAAATACATCGTTCCAACTACACATTGATCAGCATCATTACCTACATCTTCAGCTAAAATTTGATCTCCTGTGCTTTGAGCTAAATCAGGTGTTGTATTATATCCAACAGCTTGTGCGCTATTATCTTCAGCTTGGTAACTATTAAAATAAGAAGATGTTTTAGTTACATTCCAATTTGTACCATCTATTGTCATGTTAAATTGAAACTCAACATTATTTGTTTGAGGATGACAATCTATGTATTTAAAAAGATAACTAGGATATGTGTTATCTAAGACTACATCTGATGCTCCATCAACAAAAGATAAAGTAGCACTAGAACTAGCTGTTAAAGTTTTAATTAAAACCATAGAACCATCAATTCCTGAAACATCATCTACTGATGCAAGACTGTTATTCACATATCTAATTATTGCTGGTTCTCCTACTGGTCCTCTTCCCATTACACTACTCCATACATTTTTATAACTCCGGCGTCTATGTTGCCACTATTAAATTTAAACTGTACTCCATCAATAGCTGCTGTAACATTACAGTAACCACCTATATATAAAATAGCTGCATTATTATCATGATTAGAACTAGATACTTTTGAAATAAAATGTTTAACGAAGGTAGTAGAACTTGGATTAAATAGATGTAAATAACCACTAACACTTTGATCATTATCATTTCCACAAAATGAAGATATAGGTTGCACTCCTGTTCCTTGTGCTAAATCAAGATCTGTATCATAACCTAATGCAGATGGATTTTCACTTCCTTCATAAGTATAAGCTAAAAAACTTGTTGTAGTTTTAGTAGCATCATAACTACTTCCACCATCTCTAAAATTTACTTCAAGTTTTCTTGAATCTTCAGATGGATGAATATCGTAAAACTTAAACACATACTCATCATAGGTGTCATCAATACCACTTGTAAAAGAAACTGTAGCTGAACTAGATGCAGTTTCAGTAGCTAGTAATATCATACTCTTCGCACTCACTCCCGAAGGTAGTGCCGTGATATTTGACATTGAATTATCGTTTGCTGTTTTAATTGCCATTAGCTTACTCCATACATTTTTATTACGCCATTAAAATTTCCACTATTCATTTGAAATCTTACTGCATCTACTGCACTGGTTGTATTACAATAACCACCAATATAAGGATTAACTGTAATATCTGCATCATGATACCAATTAACAGATGCCATAAAATGCTTAACAAATGTTGTATTGCTTGGATCGTATAAATGTAAAGTTCCAGATAAACTTTCGTCAGCTGCATCACCTAAAGAATTATCTGTAAAATCTTGAAAACCTGTTCCTTGTGCTAAATCACGTCCTGTGTTATAAGCAACACCACTAGCTGAATCATCTTCGTAATGATGCGACCAGAAAATAGTAGTTGTTTTTGTTACATTGTAGTTTGAACCACCATCTATTGAAAAATTAACTTCAAATGTTGAAGAACCATTACTTGTAGTACAATCATATACTTTAAAAACATATTCTTTATATGTACTATCAATTCCACTTGTAAAACTAATATTTGCAGAATTACTTGCAGTTTGTGTAGATAACAAAGTCATAGCACCTGCGCCTGTAGCGTTTGATGATAAATCCATGTCGTATTTTATGCTTGCGTATGTTGCCATTATGCTATCCCGTAAAGTTTGATTGTGCCAGCATCTATGTTGCCAGATGCCATTTTAAATTGAACTGCATTTATTGCAGATGTAGTATTGAAATATCCAGCAGTATATGTATTAAAACTTCTATCACCATCTTCATAATATTGAGTATTAGACATATAGTGTTTTACAAAAGTTGTACTGCTAGGATTAAAAATAGTTAAAGTTCCAGCACCAGATTGATCGTTGTCATTTCCTAAATTCATAAAATGTTGAAAAGAAGTTGATTGTGCAAGATCAGATGAATCATCATAAGCTAAAGCTGCTTGGCTATCATCTTCTTTATGATAAGCATAAAATAATGTTGAAGTTAAAGTAACACCATACGAACTTCCGCCATTTGTACTTGTTTGAAAAGTTAAAGACTTATTATCAGTTGCTGGATGAATATTAATAAATTTAAAAACATATGTTCTATAAGTATTATCTAAAACAACGTCTGATGATCCATCTACGAATGACAAAGTTGCAGAACTAGAAGCTGTTAAAGTTTTAATGTGAACTATAGCACCACCTGATCCTGATGGTAAAGCTATGTTGTATCTAGAATCTTGATATGTTGCCATTATGTAATTCCTATTAATTGTATGGTTCCTGCATCTATGTTTCCTGAAGACATTTTAAATTGTACAGCATCAATAGCTGTTGTTGTATTTATATATCCAGCTTGAAAATCATTAATACTATAATTTGATGTGTCTGTTACATTTCCATTAATTATAAAATGTTTTACAAATGTCGTACCAGATGGATTAAATAAGTGCATAGTTCCTGAATAACATTGATCGTTATCACTACCACAGACTGTACTTAATTTTTGAAATCCTGTACTTTGTGCTAAATCATCTCCACCATTATATTGTAATGCAGTATCATTATCTGCTTCATTATGATATGCTCTAAAAGCAGTGGTAGTTTTTACTGCATCATAATCAGTTCCGCCATCTCTAAATCCTACTGTTGGCGAAGTATTATCAGTTTGTGGATGTATATTATTAAAAATAAATAAATATTCTTTGTAAGTATCATCAAGAACAACATCACTACTTCCATTAACAAAAGATAAAGTAGCGCTAGAACTAGCGGTTAAAGTTTTGATTAAAGTAGTAGAACCTTTACTAAAACCATCGTATTTAATGGCGTTATAATTAGCCATCTTACTTCTCCTTTAACAACCACCCTTGTGTTGCGTCAACATACACAAGTGTAAAGGCTGCTCTTTCTGTTGCAACGGTTAAATCTGATGAAGCTCCTTGAATCTTGTGTGAATTTCTTCCTACTGTGCAGTT